TAACAATTTTAAAGAGAGTAATTTTTTACTAGATTATACAGATATGCTTTCTGGTTTTTTAAATATGGACACTAGTCCTATGTTAAAAGCTTTGATAGTAGATGAAGCTCAAGACTTATCAGCTTTACAATGGAAGTGTGTACATAAGTTAGCTAAAGAAACTGAGCATGTTTACATAGCAGGTGATGATGACCAAGCTATTTATAAATGGGCAGGTGCAGATACAGAGCATTTTATAAATTTACATGGTAAAGAAATATACCTTGATCAATCTTATAGAGTACCTAGAAAAGTACATGACGTAGCTTTGAATATAGTGAGTAGAATAAAACGCAGAAGAGATAAAACTTGGATACCTAAAAAAGAAGAAGGCACAGTTACTTATCACAAAAGTTTTGAACACATAGACATATCAAAAGGTGAGTGGTTGATACTAGCTAGGAACAATTACCTACTAGGTAAAGTAGAAGAGCACGTAAAAAACTCTGGATATTTCTATACTAAAAGTGGTAAGCCTAGTGTTACAGATAATTTAATACAGGCTATTAAAGATTGGGAAAGTTTACGTAAGGGTAAAAGTTTAGAGGGATATAAAATTAAAAAGATTTACGGTTATATGAAGGCAGGCAGAGGTGTGAAAGTAGGATATAAAACTATGAAAAAAGCTGACCCTGAAGCTTTCTACTCAATCAATGATCTTAAAAAAGAGTATGGTTTGATGGTAGATGGTATATGGCACAAGTGTTTTGATTTATTAGGCAATATTAATACTCAATATATAATCAATGGTTTAAAGAAAGGTGAAAAAGTAAATGCTTCAAGAATTAAAATGAATACTATACACGCTACTAAGGGCGGTGAATGTGATAACGTTATACTTTTAACCGACGTAGCTACTAAAACGTATGACGAGCTTATACGTAGCCCTGACAATGAGTGTAGGGCTTTTTATGTAGGCGTAACTAGAGCTAAACAAAACTTACACATAGTACAAGGGAGAACAAGGAAAGAATTTAAAATTATGATTTAACTTTACTTTCTATACTGAAGTAAAGTAAAATTATACATAGGATAAGTTAGTATGAATATATTTTACGTAGATAAAGACCCAGCAAATGCTGCTATGTGTTTACCAGATAAACTAGTAGTAAAAATGCCTTTAGAATCAGCTCAAATGCTAAGTACAGCACACCGTTTATTAAGTGGCGATGACTACTGTGATGAGCGTGGTATTTACTTAAAGGCTTACATGAATCATCCATGTACTATATGGGCTAGGGAAACTAGTCAAAATTACTTATGGTTATATTATCACTTTTATTTTTTATGTAGAGAGTATGAAACTAGGTATGATAGACAGCATTTAAGTTTTACAAAACTTAACGATGCTTTATCTCAATTACCGCTTAATATACCTGATGCAGGTTTAACTACTATGCCTCAAGCTATGCCTGACGAGTACAAAAACAATGACCCAGTACAAGCTTACCGTGATTACGTAGTCAATGAAAAAACTTACGCACAGTGGAATAAAATACCTAGCAGACAACCAGAGTGGTGGAAAATTGCGTCCTAGTAGTGCTAAGGCTAAAGGGCGTAAGCTACAGCAGTGGTTTACTAATAAATTAGTAGAGATACTTAAACTTGATGCAGAAGATTTAGAAAGCAGACCTATGGGTAGTCAAGGTGAAGATATAATTATGGGTAAACAGTCACGGGATAAGTTTCCCTATAGTATAGAGTGTAAAAATCAAGAGGCAGTTAACTTGTGGAAAGCGTATGCACAAGCAGAAGAAAACTGTAAAGGTTACGAGCCTTTAGTAGTGCTTAAACGTAATAGAAGTAAACCACTAGTATTACTTGAAGCTGAATATTTTATTAAATTACATGAGGAGAAAAATGAGAGCTGATTTAAATTTAAAAAGGGTAGATGATTTTAACAAATTTATGGTAGAAAGACATAATATATTTATACGTAAAGAGTTATCAAAACTACCATACCCATGGAGTGAAGACCCTATACTAACCGAGTTTAGTTTTTGTAACGTGTATCGTGAGTTAGACAAGGTAACTATATGGATAAGGGAAAACTGGAGAGAGCCACACGCTGACAACCCTAACCTACCTTTTGCTATGGCTATGGCTAGGCAAATAAATTGGCCAGACACTCTTGAGGAAATAGGTTTTCCTCATACGTTTGACCCTGAAAAAGTAAAAGCCATAATGCAGGCTAGAAAAGATAGGGGCGAAAAGGTATATACAGGAGCATACATGTTAACTGGTACGTTGGGTGGCACTAAGATAGAGCAAACCGTAGATAAAATACTGTTGCCTTTATATAAAAATTTTCCTAATGACTATAGTAGTTTAGAAAATTGTTGGAAAAGTTTTTTACCATACGCTGGGTTTAGTGATTTTATGTCTTACGAAGTAGTAACAGATTTACGACACACTAAATGGTTAGCAGGAGCACCAGATATCATGACTTGGGCTAATCCTGGACCAGGAGCTATGAGAGGACTGAATAGAATATTTGGTAGGGAATTAAATAGTAAACAAAAGAAACCTTTATTCATACAAGAAATGAGAGATTTACTAGCCTTACTTAATAATGAGCCACTACCACTAGAGATGAGAGATATAGAACATTGTCTATGTGAGTTTGATAAATACGAGAGGGTACGTCTAGGTCAAGGTAGACCACGTGCTAAATATAAACCACGTGAATATACGGAGGATCTACTATAATGATTATTTATATTCCAACTAGAGGCAGGGCAGACAACCAAGTTACCTTGTCATTTTTTCCAGAAGACATGCGTAAAGACGTAGTGTTAGTTATCGATGAAGATGAAAAACATTTATACGAAAATAAATACGATTGTAAATACATGGTTATACCTGAAGATATAAAAGGTATAGCTAAAAAACGTCAGTACATACACAAACATACTGAGGATAAAAAGATAGTAATGTTAGATGATGATTTACGTTTTTATATACGTAAGTCTCCTACAGACTGGCATTTAAGATACCTAGAGCCTGAAGAATATAAAGCTTTATTTGGTTTACTTGATAAGTGGCTAGACGATTATGCCCATGTAGGAGTAAGTGCTAGGGAGGGTAATAATAGAGTAGAACACTTAGCGGTAGAAAATACAAGATACATGAGGGTACTAGGCTATAACTTAGATATGTTTGATGGTATAGAGTTAGGCAGAGTTGATGTTATGGAAGACTTTGACATAAATCTGCAATTATTGCGTCAAGGTAAGCCGAGTAAAATTAGCTACTATTACGCACAAGGTCAAAAAAGCTCTAACGCAGAGGGTGGCTGTAGTGAGTGGCGTACTATAGAAGTACATAACGCTGGGGCAGAAAAGCTACACGCCCTACACCCAGATTTTGTTAAGGTAGTAGAAAAAGAAACTAAAACTGCTTGGAATGGTTTGCCTCGTAAAGATGTAAATGTACAGTGGAAAAGAGCTTTTAAAAGTGGTCAGCAGGTAAAACAAGGAGGGCTGTGGTAATGGATGTTATAAACTGTAGAAATGTAAATGATGGGTTTATAAAAGCTATGGATATGCTATCTTTTGATCAACAAGATATAAGAGAAAGTAGAGCAGGTCAAGTAATAGAGCATGATACACCAGTAGCTACGGTATTTAGTAAACCTTATGAAAGAGTTTTATTTGAAGAAGTAAGAGACGCTAATCCTTTCTTTCACTTTATGGAGGGGCTATGGATGTTAGCGGGTCGTAATGATTTAGGGTTTGTAAGAAAGTACAATAAACGTATGTCTGAGTATAGTGACGACGGTATAAGTTTACATGGTGCATACGGTTATAGATGGATAAAACATTTTGATGTAAATCAAATAGATGTGATAATAAAAAGATTGAAAAAAGATCCTACCGATAGACGTTGTGTTTTACAAATGTGGGACGCTAAGTCTGACCTCAACCGTGCTGGAGTAGATGTGCCTTGTAATACGTGTATATATTTTAAAATACGTAATAACGAGTTATTGATGACTGTAAGTAATAGGTCTAACGATGTTATATGGGGCACATTCGGGGCTAATATAGTACACATGTCTATGTTACAAGAGTATGTGGCTAGTGCCTTAGATGTTAGTATCGGGGCATATACTCAGGTTAGTGATAGTTTCCATGCTTATACTAACGTGTTTGATGAGATGCATGCTAGGCTTGAAGAATCAGATGTATTTGATTATTACTCTATGAAACATTTTGAAAACCCATATGAAAATAGGGGTATTAATTACTACCCTATGATAAACCAAACTAATGTAGTAGATTGGAATAAAGATTTAGATAAATTTTTAGAACGTAAACCTTTTGAAAATATGGACTTTGAAGATATATTCTTCAGTCATGTAGCTGTACCGTTACAAGATGCTTGGGCATTACATAAACTAGGCGAAACTGATGACGCTATGTCAGAAGTACAAGAGTGTATAGCTACTGACTGGGCAACAGCAGGCTTTGACTGGCTTATGAGGAGAGTTAAGTGAGTGATAAAATTTATCAATGGTCATATAGTAGACTTAGCACGTTTGAGAGCTGTCCTAAAAAAGCATACTATGCATATGTTAAACGTATTAAAGAGCCTGGAAATAAATACATGGAACGTGGTAAAACTATGCACAGCATGTGTGAAGATTATATAAGGGGCAGATACGAAGACATACCTAAAGAGTTAGCTGATTTTGAAGAAGCTTTTGATAATTTAAAAGAGCTACATTTAAAAGGTTATGTAACTTGTGAGGGTGACTGGGCTTTTGATAAAGACTGGAAACCTGCTCCTTGGTTTGGTGACACTACTTGGGGCAGAGCTAAAGTAGATGCTTTTGTATACATAGACGGTCAACCTAACGCTAGAGTTATAGATTTTAAAACAGGCAGGTATGACGGTAATCAAGAAACACATAGAGAGCAGTGTGAGTTATATGGGGCTGTTGTGTTAGAACGTATGCCAGAAGTAGAAACTATAACTACAGAGCTATGGTATTTAGACCATGGTAAAATAGATAGATATGAATATAGTGAAGATAATATTACCTATAAAAGAGAAAAACTTAATAGTAGAGCTGTAGCTATGACAGAAGCTACAGAGTTTCCAGCTAAGCCAAGTACATTCGGTTGTAAGTGGTGTTATTTTGGTAAGGAGAAAATTTGTGAAGACAGGTATGAATGATTTATTTAATATGATACGTGGTGGGGCTATAAAACGCTACCACACCTTAGAGATTATAGGTGAGCAGTCAGTCGCTTCTCACTCTTGGGGCGTAGCTATTATTCTACAGTTTTTAGAACCTAACGTAAGTAAACAAGCTATATTAAGAGCCTTGACTCATGACGTAGCAGAACTTTTTACTGGTGACGTGCCTGCTCCTGTAAAATGGGATAACCCTGATTTAGTAGAAGTATTAAAAAGGATAGAAGATAAGTATGAGAGTGACATAGGTATAGAGTATGAACTTACCCCACAAGAAATAGCGTTAGGTAAACAGGCTGACATGTTTGAGTTATTGGTTTTTTGTGTACGTCAAAGGCGTTTAGGCAATACTAATATGAATGAAGTTTTTAGCAACGGTGTTGAGTATTTAGCATCAATTAATTTAAATAGTAGAGGTAAAGAGTTGCTAGGTTATCTCACTAAAATTTATGGAGGAATATAATGGAAGGAAGTGACTTTAACATTATAAGAAAACTAGCTAACTTAGACGTTAGTAAACTAGAACAAGCTGAACGTAGCTACGGCGACAGTTGGCGTAAACGTGGTGGCATAGGTGCTTTTATGATGCTAGCACGTAAGTGGGATAGGATAGAGAATCAAGTAACTAAAGACGGTTATGACATATTTGAGTCTATCTATAATGACCCTAGTGATACAGGTATATTAGATGATATACGTGATTTACGTAGATACTTACTATTAGTTGAGGGGTTTATGAGTAACGGTGAGAACTTTGACTAGAGGCATAACGTTTAGTGCTTTTGATTTATTTCATGCTGGTCATGTGGCTATGTTATCTGAGGCTAAAGGTCAGTGTGACTATTTAGTTGCTTGTATCCACGCTGACCCTAGTAAAGAAAACCCAGATAAAAATAAACCTGTACAAAGTTTATTAGAACGTCAAATACAAGTAAACGGCTGTCGTTATGTAGACGAAACTATAGTTTACGAAAGCGAAGAAGACTTACGTAATATATTAAGGACTATACCTTGGGACGTAAGAATTATAGGTGAGGAATATATGAATAAACATTTCACAGGTAAAGAGGAATTTAATTTACCTAGTAAAAAAGTTTACTACAATTACAGACAACATACATTCAGTAGTAGCGAGTTAAGAAGTAGAATACAATGCAAGACACAAGACAAATAAGTTTGTTTACGCCCGAGGTGGACTGGACTCCACCCAGTAGTTTACCAGAGTTGAGTGGATACAACGAAGTAGCTATTGATCTAGAGACATACGATCCATTACTAATGTCTCATGGTCCATCTTGGGCATTCCCAGACGCTGGGTATATAACTGGTGTAGCTATAGCTACTAAAGATTTTAGTTTGTATTTTCCTATACAACATAAAGGCGGTGGTAATTTAGATAAAGAATTAGTTTTGAGGTGGTTAGGTAAACAAATGTCACACAATAACGATAAAATATTTCATAATTCTTTATATGATATGGGTTGGCTAAAACGCTACGGCATAACTGTAAACGGCAAAATACAAGACACAATGTTTGCTGCTCCTTTAATAGATGAAAACCAATATAGTTACTCACTAAATAGTCTCGGAGAAAAATATTGCGGGGAGAAAAAAGACGAAACTTTACTTTACAATGCAGCTCGTGCTTATGGTGTTGATGCTAAAAGCGAAATGTATCTACTACCTGCTAAATATGTTGGTCCCTACGGTGAGCAAGATGCAGCATTAACTTTAAAATTATGGGGCGTGTTTAAAAAATTAATAGAGTTAGAAAACGTAGGAAAAATATATGAGCTTGAAACTGGCTTAATACCTATATTACTTGACATGAGGTATAAAGGAGTACCAGTTGATTTAGGCGTAGCTGAGCAGGTAAGTAAAAGGTTACAAAAAGAGGAAGACGATATACTAAATAATATACATAAAGAGTTCGGTATGAAACCAGAACTCTGGGCAGCACAGTCAGTAGCTACGGTATTTGATAGAGCTGGTCTCAGTTACCCACGAACACCTAAAACTAACGCCCCATCATTTGCTGGAGACTGGCTAGAAACACACGACCATAAGTTAGCTAATAACATAGCACGAGCACGTAAGTTAAATAAAGCTAGGACTACATTCATAGATAAAATGATATTAGAGCATAACGTAAACGGTAGAATACATGGAGAGTTACACCCTTTACGTAGTGACCGTGGAGGCACAGTGACAGGTAGGTTTAGTAGTAGCAACCCTAATTTACAACAAGTACCAGCACGTAATGAAGATATTGGTCCTCTCATACGTAGTATTTTTGTACCTGAAAAAGATCATTACTGGGGCGTGTTTGATTATTCTCAACAAGAACCTAGACTTACAGTTCACTATGCTTCGGCTACTGAACAAGAGGGTGCAAGCGAGGCAGTAGATGCTTACCGTAATCAAGACGCTGACTTTCATCAAGTAGTAGCAGATATGGCTAATATAAGTCGTAAAGAAGCTAAGATTATTAATTTAGGATTAAGCTACGGTATGGGTAAAGAAAAATTAGTAAAACAATTAGATTTATCAATGCAGGAAGCAGAGGTTTTATTTGACACATACCATAAAAGAGTTCCTTTTATAAAAGGGCTACGTGATCAATGTGCTAGGCTCGGTGCTAATCGTGGTTACATTACAACTATAGCTGGTCGTAAGTGTAGGTTTAATTTATACGAGCCTAAAAATGAAAGAAAGACACCGTACCCTTATGAAAAAGCGATAACAGAATATGGTAGTCAAGTTAAAAGAGCATACACTTACAAAGCTATGAATAGACTTATACAAGGCTCAGCAGCAGACATGACTAAACAAGCTATGCTTGAGCTATATAAAGAGGGCATACTGCCTCACACACAAGTTCACGATGAGTTAGATATATCTGTAACTGACTCAAAACAATGTGAAGTCATTATGAAAATAATGTCTGAATGCACACCTTTATGTGTTCCCAATAAAGTTGATGCAGAGATAGGTAGAAGTTGGGGAGAAGCAACCGTACACTACAAGGAGTTTTTTAATGAGTAAACGTACAGAGAAAGATCAGATGTATTCTGATATTTACAAACACTACTGGAAAGATCACATGACTCTAGAAGAGATTGGTATCAAGTACAATATAACTAAACAACGATCGTGGCAGATTGTCAGATTTAGTCTGTTAGGAAAAGGTGATTACTACGCAGGATATAAAACATATATGGATAAAAAATATGAGATAGATCACACACCTGACCTTACTACTAAAGAAAGAAGTAACCTACTCAGAGCTTGGCTTAACGATCAAAATATACGCCTTATAAAAGGTAAATACGACACATCAAGCGTAAACTAATTTATTTTTAGATGATGCTTTTAATCATTAATGACCTATAGTTTAATATTAGGTAGTTAGCTAAACAGGTTAGCTAACACTAAACTAACCTTTGAGGAGGGTAATATGGCAGCAGCCGTAGAATCAATGGCTTATGCAGGTGAAGTACCTTGGCATGGGCTTGGTGTACAAGTTGATAGTAATTTGACACCTAAGGAAATGTTAGTTGAGGCTGGTCTTGATTGGTCAGTCAGTAAGCGTGAAATATTTACTTATGACAACGCTGACCCAGATAAGTCAGAAGACTTAATCATGGCACCTAACCACTCGCTACTCGTAAGAGATAGTGATAACACAATCTTTGGACCGTGTGGACCAAAGTTTATACCTACCCAAAACGAAGACGCTTTTACGTTTTTTAAGAAGTTTACCGACGCTGGTAAAATGACTATGGAAACTGCAGGGTCTTTAAAAGACGGTCGTCAAATATGGGGTTTAGCTAAAGTTGATGAAAGCTTTACGCTTCCTGGAGACGACAGGGTATTAGGCAACTTACTTGTGTCTGTAAGTCACGAGTGGGGTAAATCTAACGAGATTAGGTTTACGCCTATAAGGGTAGTTTGTAATAACACTTTAAGTATGGCATTAGCTGATAGAACTCAGCCACATTTTAAAATGCCACATACTAGGGCGTTTGATGCAGACTTAATTAAAACCGCTGAAGATGCATTAGGTTTAGCAAGTAACCGTATGAAAGAATACAAAGAAGCAGCAGAGTTTTTATGTACTAAAAAGTATAATAAAGATACTGTAGTTTCTTATATTGCTGATTTAATGCAACCTAAACTAGCTATGCAACAAAAATTACTTGAGCAAAGTAAAACTGAAAAAACATATTTAGCTCGTGCTACTATGCTTGATGAGTTTCAACGTGCTCCTAGTAAAGTATATGAAGCACTTGAGCAACAACCAGGAGCTAATTTAAAAAGTAGCTCAGGTACGTGGTGGGGTGCTATGAATGCTGTAACGTTTGTAGTTGACCATAAATGGGGACACGACCGTGACGCAGCAATGCATAACGCTTGGTTTGGGGCTAGAGCTAGTTTAAAAACTAAAGCTATGACTACAGCTTTAGATTACGCAAAAGCTGCATAATGCCTAGCGGTATAACTTTTGTTTACTTCCTACCTGACTATCCTAGTCGGGTAGTGAAGTTCGACATGAGTGAAATGCATAAAGTTAAAGGTGGTGGTATAGCTATAGGAGACCCTGATGTTATGGCACCAGCTTTACCAGTGCATGAAGCTGAAAGATGGTATAAAGTACACACTGGTAAAACTAAAAAGTTTGAAGACATTAAAACTGGTCAAAAAACTTTATACAAAATACTAATGAAAAAAGCTGTTGATATGGAGGAGGAAGATATGTCAAACAGATACAGACAGACACCTAAAATAGATATACCAAAACCTAATAATTATTGTAAGACTGTACGTGGTCGTGATCCATACGACACTAGTCAAACACTTATTAGAACAGATAAAATGCCTATGAGTCAAAATAATAAAGACAGACTCAAAAACTACGAGGGTGAACCTACTATACAGGAAGTTCTAGATAAAACTAGACTCACACTTAACGACATAAAATACGATATTAAGCTAGGGTATATAACTAGGGCATCAAAGCCTACTGTTTAATATAAGCCGTTTTAAGCGTTTGATCAATAAATTAGGTATATACCCTTTACCTTAAAATTCATACGCTTAAAACCTTTTAAAAATAAGATACGATTATCCTTTACTGATTTATAATCAGTAGGTATTATATAGGTAATATATTAATAAGAGGTTTATATATGGAAAATCAAGAAACAGTGTGGGTAGTAAGCTACGGCACTACCTCACTAGATAACAGAAGTGAAGTTATATGTTATGATGAAGCTTCAGTAGAGTCGGCATGTAATAGTATAGACGACAGGCTCAACCCTGAAACTATATATGTATTTACAAGACCACACACTAGTAAAACTAATGGTTATTTCTGGAAAGGAGGACATATACTCGTAAATGGAAAATGACACCCAAATACCTATACCTAGTAGGTCAGAAACTGCACCTCAGGTTTACCATTTTTATAAACTTGACGTAGGTGACCACATGGATATAAGCCCTGAAGATAATAAACACTTAAGAAGAGTGCGTGGTGCTGCTAGTATATACGGTAAACGTAATGATAAAACATTCGTGACCCGTAGCGTGTATCATGAGGGTAAGAAAATATTAAGATTATGGAGAACGAAGTAGTATCATATTTACGCTGTGCTAACCCAGAGTGTAAAAACCCCGTGCCGAGTAAAGCACGTAGATACTGCACTGACAAATGTTTAAAAAGAGCCATGACTTTAAGGAATATGGATGCCTATAAAAATGTTTATAAAGACTTAGACGGCTGGGCAGGTGGACCGAGAGGTTTAACTAAAGTAGAAAGTTCTATTAAACATGACGAAAGTTATATCATAGGTGACGGTAGATTCGCAGTTGATGATTACCACGTTGACCCAGATATATTTGCTATAGCGGAAGCTAACCATGAAAAATATGTACAAGATAGAAACGAACACGAAGCTAAAGTTGTCCTAGCAGGTTTAGAAGCATTTGTAGAAGAATATAATAAACACCATGAAGTAAGTTATGCCAGTGAACAAAATAAAAAACGACAGGCTAAGTTAACAAAAGATCAAAAGAAAGCTATAGAAATTAAACAAAAACAATATTTTCAAGATAATAGAGAAAAAATAAACAGACAGGCTAGAGAAAGATACGCTAAAAACCCTAGTAAATATAAGGAGTACTCTAAAAAGTATTATGAAACCAAAAAAGAAATTATCGCCCAAGCAAGAAAAATACGCTCAGAACGTAGCTAAAGGCATGAGTAAAAAAGATGCTGCACTTGACGCAGGGTACAGCGAAAAGAATGCTAAACGTGCTGGGTATGTACTTGATTCTGATGCTAACCCATTAGTAAAACAAAGGATACAAGCTTTACAAGAACGTGCTGCTAAAAAGGTAAGTTTAGATTTATCAACTCACTTAACTGATTTAAAAGACATACGTGAGGGAGCTATGCGTAATGGTGCATGGTCTGCTGCGGTTACTGCGGAAGTTGCTAGGGGTAAAGCAGCAGGACTTTACATTAACCGTAGTGAACTAGTGGTTAATAAAGTAGAGACTATGTCAAAAGAGGAAGTGCTTGAACGTATGAAACAACTATACTATGACACAGGTGGTATATTGCCTGTAGGTAAAATAATAGAGGGCGAGGCAGAGATAGATGAGTAAAGGTAGTAAAAGACGACCAGAAAACAGTAAAAAATATGAGGAGGCTTGGGTAAAAATATTTGGTACTAAACCGAAAAAACAACCTAAGATCAGTAAGTTAAAAAATAAATGAGAGGTAAAGACATACGAGTATGGATAACTACGTTTACCATAACTAGAGAAAATGGGCAAAAGAAAACATTTAGTGGACC